TTAATACGGCAGCGGACGGTGTGCCTAGGGCAGGAGTAGTCAGCGTGGGGCTTGATGCGCGGACCACGGCGCCCGTGCCAGTAGCGGTAGTAACTCCAGTACCGCCTGATGTAACAGGCAACGCGTTTACAAAAGCCGCATTAGTAGCCGCTAAGGTAGTAGCTAGAACAGAAGTAGAATACATCGAGGCACTGGTAATATTTGTGCCGTCGTTATATACAATCGCAGAAAAACCAGCAGGAAGGGCTACGCCTGTTCCAGTGGAGTTCTTAATAGTAATTGTGTCAGCACAGTCATTCTGTACAATGTATTGCTTTTCAATAGCCGGTACAATTAAATCCCTGGCACCGCCTGAAGTACCAGTAAGACGTAGTCTTAGATTACGGGCCGTTTGAGAGGCACTTGTATCAGTTAAAGTAAGCGTGACGTTAGCACTTGCAAACGTTACATTGGCAGAACCTACAATGGCCTCTTCTAGGGCAGTCCCTAAGTTGGTATTGGTAGTAGTGCCCCATGTGGTGGCTTGCTCACCGGTAGCAATGAGTTCTATCTTTAGTGGAGAAAAGGTGCTTGCCATTGTTTAATCTCCTATGCTTCTTCAGAGCTGTTATTCGTCATGCTTCGGTGCAGGCGGGCAAGAACGGCTTCGGAGGAGTCATCTGGAACAACCTCCACAGGTACTTCCTCTTCTACTACTTCCTCTTCAGGAGTGTCCACTACTTCCGTATTGCCACGAAGAAGCTGATCCCACTTACTCCTTACTTCCTCTTCTGACGTGTCTACTTGAATATTGCTCATACTTACCTCTATTTTAAGGTGGTCGCAAAGAGCGAAAACCCTGTAACAGTTACGGAAACGCTTTGTGATTCTTGAGGCACAGGAGCGTTTTCTTTTGTCTCATCAATGGTGCATTTTACTGCATCTTCGTCTTTTGGCATAGCATTTGTCATGTAGGAATTCCTTTCCAATCTGAGGTTTGTGCATCATTAACAGTGGCCCAGTCACTAGCCTCTGCGTCGTCTATGACAGCCCATGTAATGGACTGTGAATCGTTGATCGTGGCCCATAGGGCTAATTGTGCGTCGTCAATGCCTGTCCAGTCCGGGTTTTGAGCATCAGGGACCACGCCCCATACTAACACATTATTTACGAGTGCTGTACCCTGGACGCCTATTGGATAGACGGCCGCTTTACCCGCTACCGAGACGTCCCCTACAAATGTAGTGCCTAATACTCCAGTTGCATATACATTGGTTGTTGGGTATGCAACTACACTACCTAATTGCGCTGTACCAAATACACCGGTTGGGGATATATTAGCAGTGCCTGTCATCGAGACAGTACCGACAAACCCTGTACCAACTACCCCTGTTGCATTTACCGTAGCTTTGGCTGTAACCGTAACATCGCCAACAAACCCAGTCGCAAAGTTTCCTGTAGGAAATACCGTAGCGCCTAGAGAGAACGTTACATCCCCTACTTGACCTGTGCCAAATACACCCGTAGTCGTTACGTTTGCTATACCCGTAACACTTACATCCCCTACAAAGCCTTGACCATAAACGCCAGTAACATATATGTTACCAGTCCCGGTAATGGAAACACTACCTACGAATCCTGTTGCATTTACGCCTGTTACAGAGGCACTTGCTGCGGCGGTCGTTACTACATTACCTACAAAACCTGTTGCTTGTAGTCCTGTTGGTAATACGTTTACTATCGGGTAGACAGTGATATCACCTAGTTCACCTACCGCAAACAAACCTGTTGGGTATACGTTTGCTTTTGCTACTGTAGTAACTGTACCTAGTGCAGTAGTGCCTTCTACGCCTACAGCAAACACAATACTAGGAGCTGAACCGCCTACATCGGCAAAGGGTGCTTCAGCAAATGAGCTAAACCCAAACATTATTTAGCCTTCTTTAGCTCATCTACTTCTGCTTTTAGTTCTTTGATTGCTTCAATTAATAACGGCACAAGCTTTTCGTACTGCACCGTGAGGTATTCTTTACCCGACTTGCTTTTACCTTCATCTAACGGGTCTCTATCAAATGGGGCGAAAGCTACCGCTTCAGGGCAGACTTTTTGAACTTGCTGTGCTAGTACACCTACGTCAGACTTAGGCGGGTAAAAATCCCATTTGTTACATTCTTCTAAATCCCAATCATACGTAACACCATTAATCGCTTTAACTTTATCTAAAGCGTTAGGTATGTTAACAACATTGTATTTTAAACGTTCATCGGAAGAATACGCTGTTACGTTTCCAGTATTAATCTGGTTTCCAGAACCATCCCAATATACTCGCCAAGTACTATTGCTATAATAAAATCCAGAAGCAGCGGCTTGCATCATTAACGTGCCCGATACTCCTGAAAAGGAAATACCAGCATAACCAGAGGTTGTTCCTGACACTCCAATTGACCCGTAAGAACCATAATCAACAGCATTGCCTGTAATACGCTGCCATGTAGCTGAAGATAATGCAGAAGCCGTTGTAGCCGTTGCCGCATTACCTGTACAAGAACCTGATGAGCCTGATACGTTTCCTGTTACATTGCCTGTTAGTGCAGCTGTTATAGTTCCGGCAGAGAAGTTACCTGAAGCGTCACGAGCTACTACTTTAGATGCCGTGTTAGTCGTAGTTGCATCGACCGCTAATGTGCCAGAGGTAGTAATTGTTCCGCCAGTTAAGTAGGATCCTCCTGTAACGGATGTGACTGTACCTGTTGGTTTTACTACCCAAGAAGGTGCCGCTGCGCCGTTAGACTGAAGGATATAACCTGATGTACCAGCTGTTAATTGTACGGTTGTACCTGCTGCCGATTGATACGGAATAGTACCTGCACTGCCCCCAGCTAAGTTTGTTGCGGTTGTAGCTGTTGTAGCTGTTGTAGCTAATGTAGCTGTTGCCGCATTACCGGTTGTATTTTGATTTAGGGTAGGAACATCGCCTGCTACGATTGCAGCCATTACTACGTTTGTGCCATTACCGCGTAAGTAGTATCCAGATGTTGTTGCGGCAGCTAGTGCGTTGATTGCACCTTGCGCTGTTGTTGCGCCTGTACCACCGTTGGCTATATTTAAGGTACCCGCTAATGTTACTGCGCCTGATGTAGCCGTTGCTGGGGTAAAGCCTGTAGTACCTGCACTAAATGTAGTTTGCGTTACTGTAGCCCAAGAAGTATCAGTACCATTAGTAGTTAAGTATTTACCACTATTAGTGGCTTGACTAGGAGCTAACGCATTGAATGCCGCATTTGCTGTTGTTTGGCCTGTACCACCATTAGCAACAGGTAGTGTACCTGACACCGCAGAAGCAAGGGCTACTTTACCCCACGCTGGAGCAGTACTTACTCCACCAGAAATCAATACATTGCCAGTAGCAACGTCAGCAAGTTTAGCTAAGGTTGTCGTTGTGTCCGCATAAAGGATGTCACCGATTGCGTAAGAGCTATTATCTGTACCGCCACGAGTAGCAGGTAGTGTACCTGCGCCGATATCCGCCGCTGATATAGTAGCCCAGCTTGGAGCTGTAGAAACTGCGCCTGTGCCCGTTTGAGATAGGTATTGTTTAGTAGTAGAGGTATTTCCGGACAACTTAGCGATTGTATTTGCCGCGGAAGAATAAAGCATGTCCCCAGTAGCATAATTATTTGTCCCTGTACCACCGTTTGTAGCCCCTAGGGTACCTGACACTGCATTTGATTGGTTAAGTGCTAAGGCATTCCACTCGACTTGTGTGCCTGAACCATTAACAGATAACGTTTGATACGCGGCGCCTAGTCCTAGTTTAGACCACGCGTTTGTGCCAGAGCCGTAAAGCAAGTCGCCTGTAGTAACAGTGCTTGTGCCGGTACCGCCATTAGTAGCCGCAACTGTACCTGTAAGAGATATAGTCTGACCCGTAATGTCAATATTCGTGCCGCCCGTGTAAGTAATCGCACCACTGAACTGTGTGTATGTTAAGGCCGTGTAGCCGATAATCATTGTGTTTGGTTCGGTGGTCAATACGTGTGAATCACCAGCGTTAAGTACACCTTCTTGTGTAAAGAAGTAGTCGCCAGTACCTAGCCCGTCTGGGTCCCCTGGAATTACTACACTCGCATCATCCGAACGGGTCAACACCCAGTTAGTAGAGCCGCTACCTACAGTAGTTACTACGTATACCCCGTTTTCAGCCCCATTGGTTTGTAGTCGTACCATTACTCGGTTTGCTACACTTAATGCAATACCATCAACTGTTAGTGCAACTTGAGTACCCGCGTTTGTTAGTGTAGCCCCTACACCTGAGTTTGCTCGTGTAGCATAGGTTAAACCAGAGGCATTAGTTAGCCCTGTTATTTGGATGCCGTCAAAGGTTAGTGAAAGGGTTAACTGATTTAACGCTGGTGTTGAGTATACAAAGTAAGCTGTATTAGTTGATAGTCCATTACCCGCTGTGGTAGTTAGCCATATTTGGTCGTTTACTACTAGTCCGTGGTTTACCGAGGTTGTTACGGTAGTCGTACTCGTAATAGTAGTTATGTTAAATGTTGTACCACCCTGCACATATGTAGCAGTCAGATTACCTGTTGTCTCAACGCGTACAGGGGCGTGGATGTGAAGACCTGCAGTGACCTGGCTATCTACGTATTGTTTTGTTGCGGCTTGTAAGGCAGTTGTCGGGTTTGCATCCAATAGAACTGTACTTCCAAATTCCGTAGCCCCAGTAATAAGGGCATCGCCTGCAACTTGGAGTTTTTCCCCTGTATCGGTAGTTGTTCCGATTAGTAAGTTCTTAGTGTCTGATTTAATGGTTGCTACAACATCACCTGTAGTAAACCCACCAGCATGTAATACTACATCGCCTAAATCCCCAGTACCTACAAACAAATCTCCGTTAGAAACTCCATCCCCTAAGCTATATAGATAGGCTGAGTTGGGGGTGTATATAGGAAAACTAACGGAAGTAAACCCGCTACTATTAATCCCTAAGTCTACATAATTCTTAGTATCATCCCCAACATCATTAGTAGCTACATAATCCCCTGATGCATCTGAACCGCTATCTAAGTTTTGTATGTTGTTTTGTAGGAAGCTATTAGTAGTAGCAAACGCTTGGAATGCGGTGTTAGCTAAAGTTGTGCCATGAGTTCCATCTAAAGAAACTTCAATAACCCCCGCAATAAGTTTAAGGCTACCATCTACCTCTTGATAAACCGCTTGCTCAGATGGGTAGGTTATAAATACGTCTTTAGTACCGGCAGAGAAAGTAACAATAGTATTGCTGTTAGACGAGGCAAGAATAGTATCACGAGATAAGGTATCAGTAGATGTGGTGTATGTACCAATACCCACTTCCCACTCATTAGTGGTTTGCCCTGCTATGCAATAATAGGTCGTATTGCCGTTACCAATCGTACTAAATGTCTGATAAGCACCTGTAGCGCCATCAAGCGCAATTGCCCCAGTACCAGTCGATACTGAGGTTTCCTTAACCCGGTCTTTAAGAACTAGAGCCATTCGAGACTCCTAGTCTAGGCTATACGGATGATTGCGTTTGTTGCGTCCGCTGTTGGGAATATGATTGTAAAGTCACCGGCAGTTGATGTCTTATCTGCACCAAAGTCTAGTGCAGCTACGGCTGTGTCATCAGTGCTGTTATATATCAAAGCGCCACGAGCAGTGATTGTCGCTGCAGACCATGTAGTATCCGCAAAGTCAATAAACGCTGTAGTGCCTGAAGATGTAGGCACTTGAGATACTGTAAGTGTATTACCACCTGTAGTATAGCCGCCGCCAGAAGCCACTTCGTTTGTAGTGCCTGAGTACGTAGTTGTAGCTGCACCTAGTGTCGCTGCTGATGTATACAACGCAATCTTGTATACCTTTGTTGTGCCTGTGTTAAAGTTTTGCGAGCCGCTCAATAACTGAACTTTAAAGCTCGTGCACATTGCTTGTGAAATTGCCATGTCCTGCTCCTAATTTATTAGATGTAATGATACCAGATAATGTTCGTAAATAGTTAAGGACCTGGAGACAGTGATTTGACCACCAGCCTAGACATACCATCACGCCATTCATCTCTACGACGACGACCTTGCTGCTCAACACCAAGACCTTGAATAGCTTGTTTATAGCTGTTTTCAAAGTAGCCCATAAGCTCCCCTGGACCTTTAGTGTAACTATATGCTTGAATAAGGCAGGCATACAAAAGAGCTTCAGGAGCGTTAATACTGACCCATGTCTCTGGGTTAGTTGCAGATAATTGCTCTGGCTTGCGTATGTAGCCCAGTTCAACCACATAACTTTGGTCTGGAGTAGGCGCTATGTAGAACGTATTTTGATCCCATACGGAATAAAAGCGTGGAGTGCCTGTCGTAGCGCCATTTGGCCAATATTCTTTCATGAAAGAGGTGTCTCTAAATTCCAAGAATATCTGCTGATTATCCTTAGTCATCATGACATAACGGTGTGTCAGAATGTCGCTAGGAGCTGATAGAAACTTGTTACCTGAGGTCATGGTACCCGTGACCTCTAGTTTAAAGACATCTAAATCAATATCCCTAAGGATACGGTTTTCTGCCATAAGAATAAACGTATTACACACTGCGTTTGTAAACACATTTGCGTCTACTTCAGTGTAGTTACGAATATTAGTTATTAATTCATCATATGTCATGTTATTTGTACCCTAACAGTTCCCACAGAGCCTAGTGCTACAATGTCTTTATCAACTGGATACGGCCTCATATCTATTGTGTTGTTTGCGCTACCAATACTTTGAAACGCAGTGTCGCCTGGAGCGTTTACATACACTTGCATAGGCTCAACCCTATCCGGACGTGGTTGCTCAAGCGCTTGCGCATCTGCTACAAACTGTAATGGCTCTAATTGTGGTTCTTTAGGCTCATAATCGTCTGGGCAGACCTTAAATCCACGCCAGTTTTTCCTTAATACGTTGTATGGGTACCGCTGTCCGCAGTAATCACATAATCCATACGAGAACTTGCCTGAAGCATATGCCACATTAATATCCCATTACGGCCGGTACGAAGTAAACGCTTGCTGTGTCCCTATCCTCGGCTGCTGCACGTGCAAATTCTTCCTCGTAGATGCTTTTTAAAGCCTGTGTTCTTTCCGGCGTATACTTTAAAGACAAGTAGTACGCTAGACCTGCCGATAAGCAAGGCAAGAAACGGAAGTTGACATCTGCTGTGTTAGAGTAATTGCCTGCATCATCCATGCGTTTAATGCGATAGTATCTAAGTTGATACAGATTAGTGGCATTAGGCGCTGGATACAAAAATACTTTTGGTATATTTGTTCGTTCTACATAAAGCTGTGCAGGGCGTGCCTGCGTTGTTTTATCAGGTATGTGCAAGTACTCAGCACGACTAATCCTGTCTATTACGATGTCTACAGGAGGACTTTGAGATAAGTCTCTGATAACGGCAGAAAGCACGTTTACAGTATCCGTATCCAATGTTACCTCTGTTTGACCTACCGTCAGATTAGCTGTCGCAAGTTCAATAGTCCAAAGGTTCAGGCCACGATTTGCCCACTCTAAAAACATTAGATTGAGAGAGCGACGAGCAGATTTAAGCTGATTACCGCTGGTCATTTCCATGCCACAGCGCTCAAAAGCCTCTTCTATAAGCTCGTCGATCTGTAAATCAAATACCGTGGTACCTGAAGTAGCCATCTAGCACATGCCACCTTTTTTCATTTTCTTAACTTTACCGCCACATTCCATGCCCATTGCCATGCGTTTGCGAGGACTTACGTCACCGCCTTCAGCCAAGAACACTGGACCTGTTGTCTTGCTAGTGCCCTTTACCATTTTGTTTTTAGGACCTTTTTCAACACAACCACCACCAGCAGTTGCTGCACCCATTCCTCTTCCAGCCATAATATATCTCCTTAGTTATTACTTTTCAGCAAGTTTATCAATTTTTTCTTCAAGACGCCTAAAGCCGTCATCAAAACGTTCCATGATTTTTTCAATATCTGCCCTAACTTCTGCACGAGTGATATGATCACGCGCTATCTCCTCTCTGGTACGGTTAAGCAAAATACTAAGCCTATCCAGGTCTTCAAACTTAGCTTTAAGCAGAAAACCCATGATAGCTACCATAAAAGATAGCACTATGTTCCATACCATCATTTCCATTATGCAGCGCTTCCATCGTTCTTAATTAGTACGATATTAAAAAACGCACTGGCAGAGTTATTAGCAGCAGAACCTAATGCCGATGCTCCAATGCAATTTTTTTCCGCTACTGTAATTGGGTAAGTAAAAGCATAGCTAACAGACCCATTATTTAATGTAGAAACCGCTGCAACCCGTAGAATACCGTCTGGACCGTGTTGCTTTAAAAATGCTGTAACTGAAGTAGAGCCTGACGCCTGTCCTGCCGTTATGGCCCCTTGTACTAAATAAGCAGTGTATCCAGCTGGAACACAATAATGCGCGGTGGTACGGGTGTTATAGCCTGCCGCAATTAGATCATATAAAACTGCTGGAACCCCTGCTGTAACTACGCCTGTTCCTACATTAATTACACCTGCGTTTGCTCCTCCAGAAC